CGGCCAGCGCCTTTTCCTGCTCGGCGGTCGACTTGAGCGCGTCGAGCTGCTCGGCCAGGCCCAGCACGTAGTTGCGTTTGGCCTCCGAGAACCCTTTGCCGCCGGACTCCGAGATGCGCAACCGGGCGCGCTCGACCTCGGTCAGATCCTGCTCGCGCTCGATGGCCTGCAGCAGGCTCTGCGAGTAGCGGTCCAGATCGCTGATGGCACTGTCGACGGCCTTGTCTTTTTCTTTCTTCGGCTTGGTGAGGGTCGGCGGCAGCGATTGCTTGTCGCCCTGAGGAGCCGTCGGCGCCTCCTTCGCCAGAAGTGCGCGGTAGCTCTGCGTAAGCCGGATTTCCTCGCGCAGCGCGGCCACCCTCTTTTCAGCGGCGGCCGTGCGCAATGAACGATCGCCAAATTTCGCATCGTTCGCCCGACTTTGAGCTAACTCGCGCTCGGCGGCCAGTAGTGCTGCCGTTTGCTCGGTCAAAGCCTTGTCATTGAGATACTGATCGGAGCCAACAAACAGGGTCGCAATGCCGGCCAAAAGGCCAGACTCGCGAAACGCCTTCGCCGCTGCGTTAATGCCGGTGACCAGGTCGGATGTCAATGCCCGGCCGGCGTCCTTGGCGTTGCGGTCGAGTGCCAGCAATTCGCGATTGAACAACTCGGCTTCGGCGGCCTGCTCGGTGGTGACCTTGGCGACCAGTGTTCCGTTCTCGGCCAGGTTTTTCAAGAACGACGCCATCTCGCGCACCGTCTCGCCGAACAGCTGCTGGGTCAGGCGCGCCTTGTTGCCGTCGTCGGCGAACTTGGCCAGCGCAACAGAGGTCTGGCGCAGGGCCTCGGCCGGGTCGAGCCGCTTGAGATTCTCGATCTCCAGGCCGAGCGCCTTGAATGCAGCCTCGGCATCGCTGCCAGCCTTTGCGTCCTTGAGCGTCTGGTTGAACTTGATCAGGGTGCGGCCGACCGTGTCGAAGCTGGTGCCGGTGCGGTCGCCGACATCCTCCAGTGCGCTCAGGTTCTCGATGCTGGCCTTGGTGGCGTCGGCCAGGTCGTTGAATGCGTCGACGCCGTCATTGATGCTGCGAAACATCGACGCGATCGCGCCGGCGCCGACGCTGGCGCCCAGGGTCTTGAACACGCTGCCCAGACGCCCGGCGCTCAGGCCCATGGCGTCCAACTTGCCGGACACGCCGGCAATGACGCGGCTGGCGTCGTCGACCGCTCCGATGCGGATGCGTGGATCTGCCATCAGATCACCATTCCAGCGGCACGGCCGCGGGCCTTGATTTGTTCGACGGTGAGCGCCGCGCCGGTGTCGGCCTGCGCCTGCTCGGCCGCCAGGGCGTCTGGATCAGGCCATTGCGCGGTCGCGTGCAGCGGCTCGACTTGCTCGAGCAGGTAGTGCTGGCCGAACTCCTGCGCCGTCATCATCTCGCCGAGCTGCTGCACCGTAACCCCCATTCGTTGTGCCAGCCGAAGGGCGAAACGCAGCTCCGGCTGGCGCGCTAGTTTTTTGCTGTGTCGTCCTGATCGAAGCCGGACAGGCTATACGCCACGCCCATCAGCTTCGTGGCCTGGCCTTTGTGACGGGCGCCGAACGCCTGCCATTGCTCCTCGGACCACAGCGGCACGCCATCGCCGTCCAGCACGCATTGCGCTAGCAGCGAGATACCAGCCACCTCTCCGAAAGTTGGCATCTCGACTGATTTGCCATCCTTCCGATCGGCCAGAACCTGCCTGCGCACGCGGTCAATGCGCGCATCGATCGCCATCCGCTCGGTGAGCAGCAGGCCACGCACCACCACCTCGCCGCCGATCGCCTCGACCTCGACGGTTTCCTTGGGCAGCGTCGGTTCGGCGACGTTGCCGCGCTTGATCACAGCCATGGCGATCAGTTCGCGTAGGCCGTGATCGGGCCGCGCAGCTTGAAGCCGGTCTGCGTGGTGACGACCTCACCCTTGCTGCCGCCGGGCGCCAGGCTGGCGGTCGGGTAGCAGTTGAAATAAACCTTGGCGCCAGTGGCGAACTCGAACTGGATGACGCGCTCGCCTTTGACGTTGTCGGCCTTCTTCAATTCGAGGAGTGCCGGGTCGGACGGATCCCAGATGTTGCCGAACGTATAGGAGATCGCGGTCTTGTTGCCAGGGACGACGACGTCGATGTCGCCATGCACAGTGGAGATGTCGATTTCCTTCGCCTCTCCGCCAGAGCTGTTCACGTCCTGGACTGTGCTGGCCGCCGCCCCCAGCGTGACCTCCTCCACCGTGCCGCTGGTGAAGGTCTTGAACAGGGTGCTGTCCAGGCCGCGAAGCTCGAACGTGTCGGTCGTCTTGTTGGCCACTTCGAACACACCTTGATCGACTTCGATCATGCCGTTGCACTTGACCAGCACAACATCACCGTTGTCCAGGCCGTGAGCGACGGACGATACGACTGCCGGATTGGCTTTGCTGATGGCGGTGACGATCTTTGCCGCGCCGAGCACGGTCTGCACCGTGACACCGACCTTGCTCCATACATTGACTACTGCTGCCATGGTGGTAACTCCTGCTGTGGTTCTGGTTACAGCGGCACGCCTGGCGCGCCGCCTTGGGTTTGGTACTGGGCCCGCCACTGCTGGCGCACGGAGAACAACCGGGTGTTGGCGTCGCCGGTTTTCACCTCGGAGCTGTCGACCAGCGTCATCTCGATGGTCACGCCAGCGGCCTGGACGGCATCGATTGACGCCAGCAGTGCGGTTTCGACGGCGCCGGCCAGGTTGCGGGCCGCCTTCATCGAGCCGCGTTCGCCACCACAGACGCTGTGGATCGAGAACGTGTAGGTGCGCAGCAGCAGCTGCGGCCATGACACGGTGAGCTGCTCGACGGATTCGTCGCCGGTGTCGTCCAGCGGCAGGATGCTGATGGCTGGCAGGTCGGACTCCTGCAGCTCATCGGTTCGGTCGAGATCCACGCGTGACTGCGCAGCGGTGCGAGCTGCGGTCAGCACGGCCTTGACGGCGTCGAGGATCTGCTGCTGGGTATGGTCTGCCACGGCTGGTGCGCCTCGCTGTCAAGCCCGCTGCAGCTGCAGCAGCGTCACATCACCCAGCGGATGCACGTTGGCGATGCGCCAGCGCGAACCGCCTGCGAGCAGGTTGCCGAACCGCAAGAACCGGCCTTTGGCGTCAGCCGGCACACTCGCTGTCGGCAGCGAAAACGCCGGTGCGATGGTGGCCACGTCGACGCCGCCAAGCGCCGCGAGGTCAAATGCGCGGTCGAAGTTGCCCGTCACCGTCCCCGCCGAACCCTCGAAGGTCGCGGTGTCGGCGAACTCTTCTGCGTCGAAGAACGCGTGCATGTCGTCGGCGAGGAAGGAGCCTGGCATGGGTTCGATCAGAAGTTGCGTCGCGTCGACCGCTTACTCGCCGCCGGACTGACCAGCCTTCTCGGCTGCGGCCTTCTCG